GATGCTCAAGTAAACGGTGAGCAAATCTTAAATGCTAAAGTATCTACCACAACAGGTACACCTAGCTCTGGCTTGGCGTTGATTCAAATCAACCGTCCATTCCACCAAGGTCAAGTAGTATAATTTTTAAGGCGGTAAGCTAGACGGCTTACCGCCAACTAACTAGGATTAAATATGAGCGAACAACTTTCTTATGTCGGCGATACCGGCGGCGATGCTTACTTAGACGTTTCATTCTACATTGGAACGCACGATGGGCAAGAATACGACTTTATCCGAATCAATGTACCCGGCGATAAATCACTGTCAATTGACACGATTGCCGACGATAACCACAAAGCCCGTTTTGCACGGCAATGGCAAGCCTATAAAGGCTTAAAAGATATTAAAGGTACGCCAATGGAGGAATGGCCAGAAATTGCCGAAACACTCCGCATTGAGCTAGCCTACCAAGGGTTTAGATATATTGAACAAGTTGCAGGCGCACCTGACGCGGCGTTTATCCGTATTATGGGCGGCACACAACTTCGCAATAAAGCACAAGCCTTTTTAAATCGTGGTAAAATAGACGCTGATGAACTAATTAAAGCGCAATCTGACCAAATTGCAGAGCTTCAAGCGCAAATGAAAATTTTGATGGATGCACAACCACCTGAAGTCAAAAGAGTTAGAACCGTTAAGGAATAAAACGCATGGCAAACCTACTTACGAATGTTCAAGATGTCTGTTTAGAAATAGGTTTGCCTGTCCCCACGCAAGTGGCGACATCAACAGACCCTCAAGTGCTTCAAATTCAAGCACTGATGAACCGTACAGGCGACACGCTATCAACTGAGCGTGACTGGCAAGCCTTAGCGGCAGAATACCGTTTTGAAACGGTTTACTATCAATATACGGGTGACGTTACTGAAGGTTCAACCACCATCACCAATTTGTCGTCAGTAACAGGGTTATCGACTGATTTTATGGCCATTGGCGAAGGGTTGTCACAAGACACTTTTGTCACTTTTGTTGGTACAACAACGGCTACAACTTCTATTCCTGCTACTGCCACTGCAACAGGCATTACCATTACGTTTAGTCAAGCTAAGTATGCTATGCCTAGTGACTTCGCGCGGATGGTAGACAAAACCCAATACAATAAATCAAATCGTTGGTCAATTATCGGGCCTAAAGACGCCCAAGAATGGCAATGGCTTAAAGCAAGCTATGTTACGACAGGCCCTCGTATGCGCTTTAGAATGATGGGTAACAAGTTCACTATCTGGCCTGCACCTACCGCAGTGTTAGTAATGGGCTTTGAGTACGTTTCTAACGCATGGGTTGTAGCGGCTGACGGAACACCTAAGACACGTTTAACGGTTGATACTGACACAACACTGTTTCCTGACCGCGTAATGGTGCTTGGTACAAAGCTCAAATTATTTGAGATTAAAGGTTTTGACACCACAGCAGTGCTTCAAGATTACACTCGTGAGCTGGAGAAATGGAAAGCAGCAGAGAGCGGCGCAGATACGCTATCCCTTGCACCACGCTATCCAAATATACTACTCACGCAAAACAATATTCCCGACACTGGGTACGGAAACACTACTAGCTAGAGTTAGTGCATAAGCCAATAAAGTAGTATATAATGCAATCTCTTTTAAGCTATTTTTGGAGATTGACATGGCACGACCAAAGTTAGGGGTTACTTTTTGGGATAGAGTTAACCAATATGTACAAATTTCATCTACCGGATGTCATTTATTTAACGGACATTTAGACGAATGTGGCTACGGGCGAATAACTAAAGATGGAAAATTAGTTCGCGTCCACAGAGAAATGTGGAAGCAACATAACCCAAATAAAGAAATAACAGGCGTGATAATGCACACCTGCGACACGCCAAATTGCGTTAACCCCGCGCATTTAGTCCACGGAACGCAAGCGGAAAACATTGCGGATATGGTGGCTAAAGGTAGACGGGTAACAGTAAAAGGTTCTGCGCAAAAAGACGCTAAATTAACTGAATCTGATATACCTGTTATTAGAACGCTATTGGCATCGGGCGTATCAGGGTATAGAATTAGCAAACAATTTAAGGTATCGGAGCAAACGATACGCTTTATAAAACAAGGTAAAACTTGGAAACACGTTAAATAGGTATGCTTATGGACGCCGTTAGATTAGCTCAACTTTTACGTCAAATGCCTGAAGATAACCCAAAAGGGTATGACGAGGCAGGGTATGTTGCCAAATACGGCGTTCCTGCGCCTTATAACAGCTTGCAGGATTATCAAGACGCAACGGGTAGACACTTAAACGATGAATTTAAAATGCCTAACCACCAGACATTTTCTAGCGGGTCTAAATATAGCGCACCAGATATGCAAGGCGGAGATTGGCAAAAAGGTGGAAATGACGAAAATTTGTGGAATTTTCAACCTTCTGACACTAATTTTAGACAACAAACGCCTGATGATATGGCAAATTACTTTGCCACTAGGGAAGCTAAAAAGACATATGTAACTTTGCCTGACGGCAGAATTGTGGAAGGTTCATTGTAATGTTACGACCTAAACGCCAAACTTCAGGTACCGTCACTGTCACCGCGCCAATTGGCGGGTGGAATGCGGTCAATCAATTAGCCGCAATGTCGCCTAACGAGGCGGTCATCATCGACAACTGGTTTTGTTTGCCTACTGAATTGCAATCGCGCAAAGGCTACACATTGTGGTCAAGTGGCATAGCGGGCGATATTGAATCGTTTATCACCTATGACGGGCAAGACGGCGTTTCGCGCGTCTTTGCGGTAGCTGACGACGCTGGCGATTGCAGTGTGTGGAACGTAACGGCGCAAACACCTACCGCGCCAACTGAAGTTGTTACAGGGCTTTCTAACGCTAGATGGTATTTTGGTCAAGTATCAACGTCAGGCGGCACATTTACGCTTGCTGTGAATGGCGAAGATTATATGCTTCTCTATAACGGCACAACATGGCAACAAGTGACGGGCGTATCTACGCCTTACGCTATCACAGGCGTTGACACAAGCCTACTTGTTGGCGTTTTAGTGCATCATCGCAGAGCGTGGTTTGTTCAAAAAGACAGCATGAAATGCTGGTATTTAGCGACTGATTCGATTGCTGGCACAGCAACTTCTTTTGACTTTGCACCTTTGTTTATCAATGGCGGCAGTATTGCTAAGATTGAAACATGGACGCTTGACGCCGGTAACGGTATGGATGACTATTTTGTCGTCATTACTACGGTAGGTGAGATTGCAGTTTATAGCGGAACAAACCCTGCGTCAGCCGATACATGGTCGCTTAATGGCGTGTATTATGGCGGTTCACCCGTAGGACGCAATTGCACAATTAAGTACGGGGGCGACGTATTACTGCTAAACAAAGATGGTCTAGTTCCTTTGTCACAGTGGTTAATGTCTAGCCGTGTTAACGTCAAAACGTCTATCACAAACAAAATACAAAAACGTATTACTGATGCAACCGTAGCGTATGCAGGAAATTACGGTTGGCAAGTCGTGTTAAGCCCACCTAATAATATGCTGTTTATTAACGTACCGGTTAGCGCAACGCAGTTTGACCAATACGTCATGAACACTATTAGCGGGTCATGGTCACGTTTTACAGGCGTTAATGCTACCTGTTGGGCGTTTGTTAACAACGTAATGTATTTCGGACAAGGCGGCAAAGTCTTTAAATTTTGGGATGGGCCAACTGATGATGGCGAAGTCATCAATACCGACCTTTTACCTGCTTTTTCTGCCTTTGGCAGTCAAAGTCAGATTAAGCGTTGGACGATGGCTAAAGTGTCAATGGGCTACGATTATGCGTTTGCGTTTTCCGGTCAGATTAACCTTAATTTTGATTTAGATTCTCAACCACCACAACCCTATAACCTTCTTGCTACCAACGCAGGCGTTTGGGATTCTGGCACTTGGGACAATGTACAATGGGGCGGAAACATCATGCCGTTTTCACGTTGGCAAATGGCGTCGGGCATGGGCTATTACGGCACGTTTAGAATCAGAACATCAAGTAAAACGTCTGATATTCGCTATTA